ATAAACTTCAGATCCTCGCCCTTCTGGCTCGTGATGGTCACCTCTTTTGGCTCAATCAAAGGGCTAGACATTTACTTCAACCTTGTTCTCGAATACAAAACCATAAGTGCGCGTCTTTTGGCGGCCAGCAGAAGCAATCGACTTCATAGGAACAGAAGTCGTAATCTTCCCGCTGATGCCAGTCACCGAGCTGCCATCTGGATAGATGACGGTCAATGTGATGTCGTCACGAGAAGATTGCTTGCCGCGTGCAACCCGATTGGACTCAGCCAACACCGCAAGGTTGCGGTCGTCTTCGCTGCCAGGAATGACAGAGATCGTCGCAACGATTGGGTTGGCTGTGTTCCAAGTAAGCAGGTCACCGTTCAACCCCATGCCAGCCTCAAGCTGAGTCAGCTCTGGGGAATCGAACGGGTCGGTGTCGTCGGCAAACTGCGTGATGTTGATCCCTGCCGGGAACGTAACAGACGCACGCAAGTTAGCACGTAGGCCGAAGCCTGAGATGTCATTAGCCATTGTTACCTCATTAAATCAGGATGTGTGAACCTTCGACCTTGCGGATCACATCATCTTTCGAGTAGATGAGGGTGTAAACCGCTTTCCATTCAGTCCGGTCGTCTTGGGTGACGTATGATTGCATCACAACGTCATACCAATAGCCGATGCCTTGAACCTGATGCCAAGCGAGATCGTCGCCTGTAATCTGCGCGATGAAAAGCTTCTGTGTATTGTTCAGAGGCTTCCCTACGCTGATCGTTCCGTTGAACAAAGCTCTGTCAACCACGCTTTGGATCGTGGTGAGCATTTCGCTACGCCCTTGGGCGTTAGCACTTACCTTGTTCAGATTCAGGAACAGCTCCATGAATGCTGCGCCAGCTGCATCCTTGAGCCACATCTCGTTGGTATATACGTTCTGGTCGGTCGGAGCGGTTCCGATGCCCGTCAAAACGCCTCGCTGATAGAATGCGAGGTATTGGCCAGCTGTTTGCGTTACGCCCATGTAGTTAACGCGCAACAGGTCGTAGGTGTTCGACTGGTTGGTGGTCGTTACCTTGGCAGAGATCCCTGCGAACTGGTTGAACATGTAGTTCTTGGTTGCAGCGCGACGGCTATAGTCAGTTGCTGCGAGGATGATCATAGGAATCATCTCATCGAACTCAACATTCGGATCAGCAACAAGCGTCAGTGCCAGGCCAGAGAACTCACCAATAGCATCGTACCAAGCTGAGGCATTTGCAGCCGTCACAGGAACCATGCCCATGTAGAGGATGTTCTGGGTGGTGTTCCACTCGCCGATGTCTTCCCACTGATCAATCGTCAGCTCAGGCATGAACAAGAACGAGCCAAAGTTGTTCGAAACATCAGCAGTTTCAGTGAGTGCTTCAACAACCGTTTCTTCGCTCGTGCCATCAGAGAAGATCGCACCAACAAGCCAGCCAAGCTGACCAGCAACATCTGTGCCGGATCCTGCCGCAACCGAGATCTCTTCATCACCATTGTAGGTGCCAACGAGATTGAACGATTGACGAACCGCATCCCAGGTAACGTTCACAGCTTCAAATTGCGGCTCTTCGTTCAGGCGAATTGCGGCTTGAATGATCGCAGCAACGTCTGAAAGGGATGCAGCAGCTGAGAAGTTTAGTGCATTGATGTTCTGCTCGATCCCACCGATGGTGAGGTAGAATGCACCTGCAGTGATGGAAGTCCAAGCACCAAGGCTTTGTACGCCTTTGTTGCCAAAGATGGCAGGTGCGCTGTCTTCATCAACCCAGCGGCAGAAGCTGATTTTGTTGGCGCGACGAATGTCCTTCGACACCCAGCCAAAGTAAGGCAGTGCGCGCTGATATTCCTCAGAGGTGATGCCGAAGTACTCACCAACACTTTCGATGTCAGTGAACTCAACGATCGTCTTCGGAGGCAGCAGAGGATTGATGGAGAAGATTCGGCCGATCAGCTCTCGCTGTGCTACGCCAACTCCACCACCGACACCGGATACGATGTCAACATACTTGCGGAATGAAATTGCCATTGTCTTTTATCCTTAGCTTACGACGATATTGGTCACTACGCCAGCAACAACAGTGAAGGTGTAATCATCAGCACCGATGGTGATGACTTGGCCGCTTTCAACAGGTGCGGTTGTGGACGGTAGCTGAACATGGTTCAGAACATTCGAGCCAACATCAAGCGTTGCTGCCTTAGTTACAGATGCTCCGAATTTTACGTTTACTGCTTGATCATCTTCAACAACGCATTGCGCTCCTGGAAGCGATGGAAGGGTTGGCTGGAAGGTCGTCGACATCAAATTCTCCTATACTCTGTAGATTGCATAATCGGTTGTAACAACAAAAGGAACCTCGGTCTGACGAACCTTGGTGTAAGTGAATGTGACATCGAACGATGGCGATGGTTCATTCTGGTCTTTGTCATCAAGAAAGAAAGTATTCTTGACGTCAGTGATTCTTGTGATTCCGATCTTCTCTGCCCTGAACAATTCGAGAGAAGCCTCGCTCGAAAGAATCATCGCAGCTTCATTCACCAAGTCAGGAGCAGTCATCTGCTCTGTGTCCTCGGTGTTTCGCTTCACAAGAGCTGTGATCTGGAAGGTCGTTTCCATCACCTGTTTTTCAACGTTGATCATCTTTTGCTCATCAAGGTCGAACCTCGATTCGCGACGGTTGTAGCCGTACCGATAATCCATCAACTTGAAGAACGAAAGGCTCGGTGTCAGTGGCGTACTTTGGCGCTGTGGCTGATAACCTTGCCTCACCTGCACGCCTGTGATGCCGCGAGCAACCAAGCCATCGACCAAGGCTTTTCTCAGGTTGATCGACAGCTCGTTCTCATTCATATTCTTACTCCGGTTCTGGCTCTGGCTCTGGCTCTGGAGGGATCGGGCCTATGTCAACAAGCAACACATTCACCCATCCATCAAGCTTGTGCCAATCATCAACATCCATTGCCTGCCAACGACGCCCGTCATATTCGATAACGTCTCCAGTGACTATCCTTGATATCCCTTGGACATTATTGCTCGTGTAGAATCTTGCATAAGTCTTAGTGAAATCAAGACCTTGCACTTGATACATGGACATCGGCACAGGCTGCCAGCTGCCTTTTACTGGGAACGGTGCATCATAATCATTGACATTGAAGCCCATTGAATTGATCGCTGTTGCGTTTAATTTCAGAAGCATTGCTGGCTGAGTCCTTATCAAACCAGATGCCATGTTGAGTAAATTTCTGCCAGGTATCATTTTTCTTCCTTGACGAAAGTGATTGTCTTGAAGGCATGACCTGTTTGGATCAGAGGCTTATCGAATCCCTTGCGCTTGATCGTGGCTGGCTTCAATGGAGGCTCTGTGATAGATTGGATCTTTACCTGAACATCACCGACCACCATGCCGCCTAAAGCATCAAGAACTTGGTCAATTGTGTAGCTGCCCTTGATGGCGGCTGTTACCCCCTTGGCTACGGTTGCTGCCCAATCCTGTCGCTTCTCCTGGAGGGTTGTGCGAAGGAAAGGGCGAGGCGGAATGTTCTGTGGTGCATGCCCATATTCATGGACAGCCATAACGCCAGCAACCGGAGTGCCATCAGGATATTTGTTGGACTCAAACCAACCGACCTTGAGAGCCAGCCCATCAGCACTCTCGATCATCTTGTCGAGGTTGACTGCTATCGCTGTTCTCTTTTTGGTCATCTTGGCCATTAAAAAAGACCTCTGAATTTTCTGAATGCTCTCGACTCAGATCGGCCAGAAACATAGAAGCCTCCAGAGCCTAGCTTGGCAAGCATCGCAAGGATGCGCTGGCCATAGGGTGTCTGGTTCAACCAATATTTCCAAGAGCTTGTTCCGAATGGAGGGGCAGCCACCGAAACAGATATCTTGACAATAGAGGCATATTGCAGAATTCCTCCAGAAGAGGAACCAGAGCCTTCTCCTAATGCAATTGCATCATTCAACCACAAAAGGTGGGCAACCATCAAGTAAAGCAGCCTCTCAAGGCAGGCCTCATCGCAGCAAGCATTATCAGTCAGGAGGCAGACTGCCTCTGGCCAGAAACCTGTTATGAGTGCGTCGGGATATTTCTCTTCACTCGCATAAAGAGGAAACTGTTCCCTGAACTGCTCTACGTTAAATTGGATGGTTGCCATTTATCACTCTCAGCCTTAGGCTTTCTTAGCTTTCTTAGCTTTCTTGCCGTTCTTCCCACCGATAGCCTTGGGAGCAACAACTTCCTCGGAGCCAGAAGGTTCGTCATCGGATCCTGTGGCGTTGCTGATGGGTTGGAGTGCACCTTCGCTTTCAAAGTCTTCATCGACCGCCTGAGCAGAAAGATCGCGCGTGGCCATCTCTGCTGCTTGCTTCTCTGGGTCAACCTTGTCATTGCGGTGGCTCAAGAAGCCTTTGTCGACCATTCGCTGGAAAACAGGATGGGTCTTAAGGCGTTCAAGAACTTCCTCAGAGACAGTGGTAACTACGCCACGAGGGGTGATGAAGTTTTTGTTAGCAACGTTCGCTCCTCCGCGAATCACGATGCCGCCATTTGGAATTGGCTTGCCATCGGGAGAACGGTTGAAGAAGCGAAACTCGTTGTCGCTTGACGATGTTGAGTAGATATAAGGCATAGTTGGCTCCTGTAGTGGTTAGATGCCGAAGCGACGAACGACCGCAAACGGACGTTTCAGCAGCGTGCCGGCAGTTGCGTTGGTGTAGTCTTCCACTTCCGTCTTGGCAGTGGTCTCACGACCGAGCAGCTGGAACATGGAAGGAACAAGCTGGTCAAAGGTGCGACCATTGTCTGTGCCAGAGCCTGGGATTGCATCAGCCCACAGATAGAACACGTTCTCGCCAGAGTTCGCGTTGTTGAACTGAGGAACAGCAACGATGCGCAGGTTCGGGAAGCGGTTCTTCAACCAGTCACCAGGGGTGTTGCCATACTGAGTTGGCGTGGTGAGATAGATGTAAGACTCGCTCGCAACAGCCAAGGTCATCGGGGTCTGCTCATTGATCCGGGTGCCGGAACGGGTGATCAGATCAGCGATGGCTTCTTGAATGTCAGCAACGATCTCGTTGAACGTCTTGCCAGACCACTCCGTAGGGGTGCCAGCGCCAGCGCCGGAAGCCACAGTAACGTAAGCAGGCAGATTGGGGTCGTTCAGCAAGCCATAGGTGCGCGTCATGGTGGCGTTGTAGCCATAGAAGCCCACAAGGTTACGGCTGATATTCAGAGCTTCAGCAGCAGCGCCGCGCTTTTCGGAAGCAGCATCAAGGCCCATCTTGGCAAAGCGAGCTTGCTCAAGCTTGCCAACCTGCAAACCTTCCTCGAAGCGCACAATCGTGCGACGCTCGTGGGAGATGTTGAAACTGGACAGCGGGATGTTGGTGATGTCGCCGTAAGGACGCGGGGTGCCAGTTGGCTCGGAGATGAGCTGAACGATCTCTTCGTCTTCCCAGGAACCCACAGTGGTGTTGCCGATGAGTTCGTCGATCAGAACCGGAACGGTGATGATGCGCACGAGACCTGGCAGAATATTGCGCAGGTATTCAAGCGGAACGCCAGTAGCGTTGGTCAGGGTTGGAGCGATCAAGGCATCAAGACCGATGCCTACGCTCAAAAGACCTTGGATCTCCTCGTTGACTGCATCAAGAGAAGTCAGCGAGGTGGAGTCCATGGCGTATGCTGCAATCTTGCGAGCAGCGCGGTGAACAGGGTTGGTCATCGTATTGCCTTTCTAGTTGGTCAGTTGGAGGAGTGCATAGCCGTTCGCACCGACGGTGTATTGCACCACCTTGCAATTCGGAACTTGGGTCTGGCCAGCACCAGCAGCACCAGCAATCAGCTCGCCAGTGTCATCATCGTAAGCAACCAGAGAACCGATTGCAGCAGAGCCATTAAGCTTGGCCCAGATGAAGCCCATGTCGAGCAGAGTTACGGTCGTGCCGTTTGGAGCAGCCAACAGGCCATTGATCTCACCCATGACGCCAGCATAGGCGTATTCTTTGGGGTTGACCAGGATGCCTGCGAACACACCAGCATCGCCACCAACTTGCGCAACGCCTTCGCTCTTTACGGTGAATGCACGGCCAACGACGTTCTCAAGTGCATCAGCAGAGTCAAGAACGTACGGATGAGCACGGCAAGGGCCAAGCAGCGCAATCTCACCGACAACGCCAAAAGGCAGCTTCTCATTTACTACGGTAGTTTGAAAAGGCATTATCGTATCTCCTTATGCCTGTGCGGTGATGTAAGCAGAAACGCCCTTGCTAGGAACAGCTTTGGAATCGCTGGCCTTGGAAGAGGTAGCTGCTTTCTTGTGAGCGGCGAGGTAGCCTTTGATGGCTGCTACTTCGTGCCCTTTGGCGCAATCAAGGCCAAGTTTCTTGACGCCATACTCAGCAACTTGTGCCGTGGTCATGGCCTTGGAGTCAAAGGTGCCAACAGCTTCGGAAAGCTTCTCGACCAGAACGGCTTTGTCGGCCATGTCCTGAGCCACTTGCTGCGAAACCGTAGCAACATGGTTGTTGAATTTCTTTGCAAGCTTCTCAACAGAATCCACAACCTTGGACAGAGCCTCAGCATTGGAGTTGTTGCCTTCTTCGCCTTTCTTGAGGTCAACTTCTTCGTCGCCCTCTTTCTTCTCGGCAGCTTTGTCCTCATCGCCTTCCTTTTTCTCGGTGGCTTTGTCGGCATCGGCCTCAACAGCAGGTTCGTCTTTCTTGACAACCGACTTCAGCATCGCGGCAATTTCGCCGATCGCTTTGGCCAGTGATTCAAGGGTAACTTCGTCCTGCGCTTTGTCGTCTTTCTTCTCGGGATCCATTTCATTCTCCTTGGTAATGGATATGTCTAAGCTATCAAAGGTTAGTTTGTGGTCTAGCACAGCAACATTGCACCGTGCCTCATCAACAAGCGCAAGGTGATTCCCACGCATCTGCCGCTGAACATACTCATATGGTTGGCCATCAAACATGCCGTCCATCTTCTCGTATACGCAACGATACCCCAACGACAAATCTCTCTTGCCCTTTTCAATCAGGCCTTTGAGCTTCTCGCTGAAGATCTTCAAATTGGCAAACAGAACACCGTCTTTGTAAACGATGTTCTCGCCAATGGTTCCGTGAACCCCATGCTTGTCTGCAGGGATGGCTCCGTCGCCCTCTGGGCCAAGGAACTCATGGTCGTCCACGATAGGCTTGAGCTTGAAGCTTTCAATCGCCTCTGGCTCGCTCAGGGTCTCGGCAGGACGGTAAACATTGTACACCCTCTCCGGATCCTCAGCGCCAATGCTCTTGCCCAAGTATGGGAAGACGCCAACACGGCTTATAGGATTCATCTCAATGCGAAGGAACCCATTCTCATCAATCTTCCTTGCGGTCATCTTGTTCTGAACCATCTTCAAATGTTACTATAGGGCGCGCAATGCACTTGCAGTTTATCAGCTGGCCTGGCAACCCTCGCTCTCCTGTCTTTTCGTCGATGACTGGAAGATCGTCGTACGAGAATATCTCACCATCAAGCTGAAGGTGAAGCTCGCGTGGCTCCTTGCCTCCGTGGGAGTGGATCCACTGGAACTTCTTAACACCAGCATCAACCATTCGCTCTTTGTTGAGAGCTGAATAGAGCTTGCTTGTTTGATCACGAGCGATCAACTCAGCTCGACGCTCCGTCACCCCTTTGTGCTTCATCAGGAACGGCTTCAGATCAGCCATGCCGTTGCCCGACACAATTGAACGCATAACAGCCTGACCAACACCGTCCAGGTATTGCGTTGATATTGACTTGATCAACGAAGCACCTTCAACAGACGCAGCCTTCATGACATCCTTCATCCGAGGAGTTATGGCACTGGTCTTGAGTGACAGCCCACTAAGCTCTTTCAATGAGTTGTGGGTTGAGGAGGCAGAGGTCTTGTTCGTGCGCTTGATGTTCCGCTCAACAATCACCTTGGACTTCTCACCAAAGATCTTGTTGAACTTCTTGGTCAGCTTGTTGGACAATATTCTTGCCTGACTTGCCAAGCTGGCGTCTGTCGAGAAATACTCCTCGGACAATTCACCACGGAAGAATCGCTCAAGCTCCTTTTCCACCTGCTCAGTCATCTGGCGCACCAACTTGGTCAGCTCTGCTTGCATCTTTGAAGATGTTGCAAAGTTGTAATGAAGTGGTGTGCCCTTCAAGCTGCCAGAAAAGTTGAACTGCTTAGCCCAATCTTCCTTGCTCTTCTTGATTGGCACAGCCATTAGATAACCTCTTGCTCGCTTTCGCCCTCAGCCCCAAACAAATCACCGAAGGGATTCTCCTCGCCCTCGGCTGCGATGTCCTTGGGCTGCAATCCGCTGTAGCCGCTGTCTGGGTCATTGGCGATGCGAGAACGTTCGTCCTCGCCGTCAATCGCTCCAGTGGCTGCCAGGACTTGGCCTGTCTGAGCACGCTTCAAATTGATGTCTGCCCACTCAGCCTCGGTCGGGCTATCAGCTGGGTTCCAGCTGATATCGACTTCGAATGGTGCAGCAGGCGACACTTCACTTCTCACCACCATCTCGATGTGACGTTCGATGAGTGGCTGGAGGTGATTAGTCTGAATTGACTCGAGCTCCTCGTGATAGCTGGACTCTTCATAGCCACCAGAGGAATTGAAGCCCTTGGGCGAAGTGCCGAGCAGCTTGGTCGCTGGTACGCCAGAAGCGGCAGCAACAAGCTGGTACTGGGTCATGATGACATCGTCCAATTCAGTGAGGCTCGTGTCCAGGCGCAACATATCATCATCAGCATCAATAACCTTGACACCGAAGTTGTCTCGGTCATCAATATACTGCTGCATGCTCTCTTCGAATGCACGCCTGTTCGCCATGGCTACTGACACGTCTGTCTTGATGACATCGGTGCGCTTGGTCATCGCCAGGATCGGTGCCTCGTTGGCAACGCGCTCCGCAGCATAGACTCGCTCCATGATGCGCTGGGTGACGGGTATGCCACCATAGCGGTAAGTCGCCTTCAAGCTATCGGGCAACTCGCATGTGCGATTGATGACGAGGTGCGACTTGTGAACAAGCTTGGTGCCAATCATCCAGAACGTAGGCTCGTAAAAGCCGATAGTCGAAGGGTCGCTCAAAGCTGATGCATCAAGTTGAGGGATGCACCATTGAGGGTCAACTTGCACGATGCCTTTGTAGCTGTTGGGTGTTACGCCATCAGGGTTGTAGGGCTTCTCGTAGTACTTCTTGTCGCTGCTATCGACCACGAACATCGCAATGCGGATGCCGAACACTCGACTCATGCGCTCAAACTCAACAAGGTGGTTGCTGAGCAGCATGCGCTTGTTTATCTTCTCAATCTTGTTCACCAAGATTCCGTCAGGATCTTCCTGGCCAACAACATTCAGCTTGAAGCCCATACGCACGGCATCGCGTGCTGGCATCGTGCAAGCCTTGTCAACAAGCCAGTGTTGCGCGATCATTGCGCAGATGCTATAGCCGATGAACGATTGGTTTCCGTACCACTCAATCTGCGCAATGGGCAAGGAAGATGCCACTCGTCCGTAAGCCCTCGACAAAGAGCCACAAGAGCCATCCATCGTGATGCCTTGCTTCATGTCAGCTTTGGCGTCCTTGGTGAAAGTTCTGCCAAGAGCCTCGTCCAACGCTAAGCTCGGTGCCTTGCGGTGGCCAATGTCCTCGGTGCTGAACCTTGAACGTGCCTCAGGCACGATCGGCTTTGGCTCAACTTTCTTACGACGAAGGAACATGGGCAAAGCGGCCTTTGCTGTGTGGTTGAATGAACTTGCTCAGTGCATACCGGACAGCGTCCCACCCATGGTTATAGGCATCAACGATGTCTGGCGTCACCTCTTGGGTATGACGGTCGACCTTGTACGAATAAAGCCGAGCCTCGGCTTGCATCTCTTTGCAACGGGTGTGAATGACAATCCCAACAAAGCTCTTGATGACAGTGACGCCATCCTCAACAGAGCCTTGCCACTTCTTGGCTGCCTCAACCCTGAAGCCTTTTTTCTTCATGTGGCTGATGGTCTCTGGTCGAGCACAGTCAGCCCATATCTTGTATTGACGCTCAATGCCAGGGACATTCGCCCACATATCAGGTATGTCATCAAGCTCAACGTTGTGACCAAACTCTGCATACTCAATGTAAAGCCTGAACCTCGAGCCAACAGGCTCAAGCCAAAGCTTGACAAGCGTATTGGGGTCATTGCTGAATCCCCAGTCAGCTCCGAAGTAAGGCCCATCCCAATGGGGCTGTGGCTCAAACTGCTGAACTGTGCACTTGGCCGCAAATACCTTCGCAGCATTGTTGCCCTCAGCCGCGCCCAAATATTCGTGGGCATAGGCCATCATGTCGAGTGCCTTGAGCTCCTCGGCTTCTTGCCAGAACTTCTCACCATTCCAGTGCCGAGGAACATCGACGTAGTTGAAGTGGCTAACGATCCGGCCAGGCAAATTCTTCTCAGCTTCAGCATTGACCCAGGACTGTGGATCATTGGGCGGGTTGAACGATGCAAACTCAATGAACCGATCGCCGCCGCGCTGAACAGACTGACGGACAGACCGGATCTCGGCCATGCCCATAAATTCCGAAAGCTCCTCGAACCAGAGGAACTTCCACCAGCCGCGCTTTACCTTGATAGACTTGAGCTTCTTCGGATCATCAAGTCCGGAGAGAACAATCTTCTGGCCTGTCCTAACATGAACGATCTCTGGTGGAGAAACAGTCACACGGAACAAAGACGACGCACCAAGCATCTCGATCGCCCACTCAAAAGTCGGCAACAAAGAGCGACGGACTGTGTCGCCTACCTTGCGGAAACAAACTGCGTTCGCATTCGGGTCAGCCATAATCCCGAGAACAATCTCGATGGCTACGAATGATGACTTGGCTGAACCACGTCCACCCTTGAACCAAAATGTATCAGTCAGAGAGGTGTCTGATCTAATCTTTCTGTGAACAGGAACATAAACTGGCGCAATGATGTTGCTTAGCTTGATGTCTACTTCTTGCATCACAGGTCATCTATAATCTTCACAATAACAGGCGCGTCTGCATCGCCCTCGACCTTCAGGCGGTCGCTGTACTTCTTCGGTGCCATCTTGCCCATGATCCACTTGCGTGTGTCGATGCGTAATCTTGCGCGGGCAATGGCCTCACCGTTCACGACTGGGTTGCCCTCGTCGTCAATGCTGACATCGATGCCACTCTCGTCGGCAATGTCCAGCAGATCCTCTGCCATGTTGTCCATGCGTTCATCCATGGCTTTCGCGTAGAGAGCGGAGAACCCAGCAACAGGACAGGTGCGCTTATCAGCAGGTTCAACAAGCCATTCCTTCACAACTGAAGGGTGAGGCAAACCTTCTGCCTTATAATCACCAAGCCTACGAACTGGCACACCTTGAGCAATCAACTCAAGGACACGAGTGACAGTTGCAGGTGTGAACTTACAAGGACGACCACCTTTGTTTTTCGCAGACATAAATCCTAGCTCGTTTCTTTCTGGACTTCCATTGCAAACAACCATGAGGAATTACTTCGCTCAAGTTAGGAAGTCCAGGACACATGCACCGCATTAGCGGCAGGTCGACATAAGACTGTGAAATCATTATGCCTGAAAACCTCTGAAAAGAAAAGTCCTTTTTTACCTACGGAGAATCGAATATCTGAAAGCATCAATCCAAGTCTCAACACCCAACAGCTTGACGCACACCTTGCCGTCCTTATACAAACCCCTGTGCCCATGGAATGGCCCACTCACAAACTCAACAGTGCATCCGTTCATCAAATCGTGCAGCTTCACAGTGCCCATCTTGAACCCACCAAGCTCATCCTCCGTCACTGTCAGCAGGCTTCCGCCAACGCACAACACATCATACACCCCAGCATCCTCAAACACTCTCGCCCACTGCATGCCCTCAACAAGCTCGATCATTGCATAGCCCAGGAACATTGGCTGGATTATTTCAATTTCCTTGCGAGTCCTTGAACGCTTCGGGATGATGCGCACCTTCTCAACCGGACACAACACCTCACCACCAACCGCAAGCTCACGAAGGCGCTCAATCGTTTCTGGCCACCCCTTCTTGCGAATCACCACCGCAAAATATCTGCGTTTATCACTCCGTTTGCCGCAAACAGCTTGCAATCCTTCAGCAACCAACCTTGCCGCCACTTCGCGGTTGTCTCTCTCCGGTTGTTCTTCAACGCCCAAGCTTTCCATTCTGACTTCCCTTCCTTGATACATATTACCACAAGAGCCTTCCCGCCTGCTTTTGCAAAACGGTCATGCCAACCAATTTGAGATGGTCTGATGATTTTAGACTTCAGAACCTCCCCAGCCATCCATCCCACCTTCACTTCAATGGGCAGAATTCTTCCTTCAACCAAGAACTGTAAATCAGGATACCCAACACCAGATCCACGAGCAGGTTCATACGTCTCAGACCAACCATCAAAAGCCTCCCTCAGAAGCGACTTAAATTTCGTCTCATTCCAGCTCAAAACAGCGTTCAAAACCCCAACCCTCCAAAATCCGTTTTTGGGGTGGTTTCCACTCCCTATATAACTTATATATAAATTATAAATTTCATCCCTTAAGAATAGGAAATAGGTTAAAAAAGGATTTTGGAGTTCTTTCCGATTCCCAATCCAATGGACAAACTTCCCCATTTAACCCTTTGTTTTTGATCCCCGAACCACGGACCATCAAACTTTTACCCATCACTTTCCTCCACCACACAGAACAAAAAGCCCAAAAAACCACGTCCAACCCACCCTCACCCCAAGAACCCATACGCACAGACCTAGAAACTGAAAACAAGCCCATTTTCACCTGCCCTCGTTCCCACCTTTATCCACCCAATCTTCGATGAATTTCACATGATCAGCGAGCGTCTTTTCCAGCTCCATGATCCTCAATTTCAGCTCCCGATTTTCGAGCGTTTTTCGGGTCAGGTGATCACGAGCAGACTCAAACATCATGATCAGATTCTTCTTAGAGCGAAGGTCTTTGGGCATTTCAACTCCTACATTCTATCGTTGATACGATCGTTCAACCGTTGGATCTTGGACCTTATTTCATCACGCACTGCCTTGGGTTCAGCGTCAGCGAAGTTGCGACGAAGATGCAGCGACAGCGCAGGAGAAAGCACCACAGCCGTCATAGATCCATCGAACACGATGCGTTCCTCAAATGCATCCCACCCCCTCCCGAGGCATTCTTTTTTGAGTTGCAGTGGAGTTTCGAACACCTTGCCATGCTTGCGTTTCATGGCATCGCGAACTTCATTCAAGCTGAATGCAACAACTTCGCTTTCTTGTTCAACAGCTTCGATGATGTCAACCCAATGCGCAACAACCTCACCTTTAGATTCGCTGATGAGGTGACGCTTTGAATTGGTCATTGGCGAATGCTCACCCGTCATGACATAATCACCATAGCTTTGTGCCCACTTCATGATGATGCCTAATCCACCACCACCGAGCCATTCATAGAATTCTCCCCATTGCTTCTTGGTCCAAGGCTCTTCATTCAGCAACGGATAGAACCAGCGCCTGTCACTTTCTTCAATGCGCAGCGCCTTTTTGGAGTTTGAGCAGGCGATGACATGTGCCCAATTCTCTACGGTGTATGGCCGTTGGAACTTCTCATTGACACTGATGTTCTTGTCGGTGATGTAGCTCTTCAAGATGTTGTAAGCCTTGAAGCTTTGCCCTGTGTAGATCT